CACAACATCTGCGTAGGCACCATCATCGTACCGAGCCATCATGTGGGCTAGGCATCGAAGTTCGAGCCCGGACTTCGAATCACCCACGATGTATGTTGCTAGACAGTACCTTTGCATACCCCCCTATCATGGCTTCTTCTTAAACTTTTTATTTATTTGCATTTGTATTCTTTTTGGAAGATGGTTCTTTACAACTCTCTTACCAGCTTCAAAGAATTTAAATCTCTTTTCATAATTCACGCTTCTTTCAAAAGCTACAATTAAATCTAGTTTTTTATTCTCACCCTTGCCTATTCTTCTGTAGACACCACGAATATTATTTACGTTAGCTATGAAATCTGACTTCCTTTTTACAAAACCACTTCTTCTGCCTTTAATGTTTCCATACTCATTTAAATCTGCTTTAAGTGTTGGCACACCTATATAGCTTCTCTTAGCTTTGACATTGCCGCCATACACTTGAGTCTTGAGATATTTTTCTTGTACAGGTCTAGTTTCTACTTTGCCTTCAAAGCCTATATCATTGAATTTAGTTTTTCTTACAACAAAAGCATTTTGTGTAAATGGTGTTGGTCTATCTATATCTTTTTTAAGTTGATGTATCTCTGCCTTTTTAACTAATTCTAATGTGCTATCAATACCATCCTTAACAGCAAATTTTACTTTGATATTTGATTTATCTAAGTTTTTAAGTAATGGTTTTAAATCTGCTTTGATATTTAAATTCATAATCAAGATGGTGCGATGATAGGAGAAAATATATCAGGGAGAGATTCATCGCACCACATAAGCATTATATATTTCTTTCCTTGTGTTCAACAATGTTTTTGCACCACCAATATAGTTGTGCATCATTCAATGTTGATTTCATAAAATTAACAGTACGACATACCAATTGAATATTACCAACCACGTAACCTTTATCAGAGTCTTTGCGATCTATAGAACAGGCATAATCTGTATTACCGCCACCACGATGCCATGTCATGTTGATACCTGACAATGCACACTTACCTTCTTGCTTATCCCATAGTTTATTTATGTAGTCTAATTCTATATCCCATTCAATATCTGATTTTCTTCTGCTGGATTTAAGTTGTGTAAATAAAAGATTTAGATAGGTATATGGTGTTTGATTCTTTGCTTTAACTCTTTTCTCTTGAGTACAGGTTCTACATTCTGTCCTAGAATATTCACCTTTGGTATTGCTTCCTTGCTCAAACATATCTGCTGGCAAGGTTCGTAAGCAATAACTACATTTCTTCTTGCTCATTGGTCTTAGCTTTGTAAGAAAGTATTGTAGGTAATAAACCTTGCTTTGTCAGTTTTACAAATTCTAAAAAGATGTCGTGATCTATCATGTTAAGTAATTCATCTGCTGATAATATAATTACATATTTCCCAAACTGTTTTTGCACATTCTTCTTACCAGCTTCGTCTTTACAGATAAATACTTCTCTATCTGTTTCTGTATGTTTTAGTTTCCAAGTATCGACAGGTAATGGCATGACACCTTCTTTGAGCAATTGATCTTGTAAAGACTTCCATGCTCTTAGCATCATACTAGCCATTTTCTCTAAATCCCTTGATTTATCAGGGAATGAGAGCGATAGGTTGTATTTAGTTTGTGCTAGTTGAAACCTTTTTTGGAATTCTGTATTAACTAGCCTAACAGGTTCATCAACGCCAAAGTCAGTAATTAGTTGCCTTTCAAGCTGATTGATGTCTTTTATTATTTCTATTACAGATTCAGAATACATATTTTTATAAAGGTTTTGGTTTCATAGTTGTAGTTTGTATAACAGTAAATGTATATACAACCAACCACTTTTCTATGGAATTGACCTTAAAACCAACTATTTTTACAACCAAAAACAACCAATTACAAACCATATTCATTTAAAATATCTCCGCATTGTATTCATTAATTTGATAACCTTTGCCCTTCTCATAAGTCAAAAAATCTTGATCTACTAATCTTCTTAGCCATGTTTTAACAGTTGAATCATTGAGATTTGTTATTTTGGCTATCTTAGCTTGACCTATCCATACTGTAGCTGGTTCATCACTTGCTCCTTGTACTATTTTGATAGCATCTATAATTTGTTGTGCTTTTTCAGATATTTTTGGTTCATTTGTATTATTTGGAAGTTCTTTTTTATTTACCAATTCATAATCTAATATAGTTCTTGTTTGAAAATTGACTAAAGAACCATCTCTTTGATTCATGTTAAATAAATACCTTTTAAGTTGAATTGCATCTGCATTTCGTAATTTTTCTTTGTGCTTTAATTCTAAAACATAATCTCCATCTTTTGTTGGTATCAGCAAATCAGGAACATAAGAACACAAATATTGACCTTCATAATAAAAAGGTAATCTTTTTTGTTTATGAAATTTTATATTTCTTTTTTCTAATTCATAACATAATACTTCTTCATATATGTATTCCTTGAATCCTGATGGTATTTTTTCAAATACTTTTTTTATAGCTTCATTTACTTGTTCAATTATTTCTTGTGTTTTCATTAAAATATCTCCGAATTATATTCATTAGTTTGATAGCCCTTACCTTTCTCATAAGTTAAAACATCTCGATCTACTAATTTTCTCAACCATGTCTTAACTGTTGAATCATTTAAATTTGTTATCCTAGCTATCTCTGCCTGTCCAAGCCATACTGTCGCTGGTTCATCTGCTTTATCTTGTACAGATTTAAGTGCATCGATAATGGCTTGACCTTTTTCTGATATCTTGGTTTTCTTAGGCATTTCATCAGCATCAATAAGTTCTAATGCACCTGATGTCATATCATCATCAAAGGGCATCTTCTGTTCTACAAATTTAAAATTCTTTGGCATCATTGGCTTACCATCTTTAACTAATGTTTGGTCAAATTTAACAAACATATCAGTTCCTAAATTATCTCTTACCACACGATATTCCCAATCAACAGATGCCTGTATAACAGAACTACCTCTTGCACGACCTGTGGCGGAATGACCTGTGTGATGCACTAAAACAAGTGCTGAACCATAATTATCTTTAAGATCATCAATTCTTTCGATAAAAGCTGACATATCTTGTGTTGAGTTTTCGTTGAATCCAGCACCAAAATTTCTCTGTAGCGTGTCCACTACTATCATTTTAATTTGTCCTGATTCATCTTGTGTTCTGTCAATATTTTCCTTTAACAAATCATAATCTTTATCATCTAATATTCTTGATGCCCTTGTAGAAATAAGAAGCGGCGCATCTCCTAGATAGGTGTTGTTGTATTGTTGAAATGCTATCAATCTTCTAGAAAATGAACGATTACCCTCTCCACATAAATAAACAACCGAACCCTGTTCTGTTTCGTGTCCATGCCAATTTTTACCAAGCGCAACACTACAAGCCATATCTACTGTGATGAAAGATTTACCGCTTTTAGGTTGACCAAAGATCGAAACAACAGAATCTTCTTCAATGATGTCTTTTACCACCCATTTAGCTGGTTCAACTTTTTTTAGCATTTGATTTATTTTTATTAAATCAAAAGAAACTCTTTTCTTGATTTGATTATTTAAACAATAATCTAAAAACTGTTGTGATGATGAAAAGAAATCATTTACTTTGGCATCATATAAATCATCTTTGTCTTTGAATTCTCTTGGCGGCTTTACAATGATTACTTCTTTGGCTATTTGACTGAGTTTCTCTTTTAATTCTTCAGAACATTTTTTACCAGCCTCATCATTATCAGGGAAGATAATGACCTTTCTATCTTTCAATGGCGTCCAATCTTGTTTGTCTAAATTATTAACACCACCATGCCATGTACAAGTATCGCCATCGTATATGCTTTTACAACCTAATAAGGCTTTTTCACCTTCATTAATCACAACATAATCTTCAGGCTTTTGATTCTCACAATAAATAGGCAAAACACCATCAGGTCTACGCATAATCCACGTATCTTTGACCTTAGTAAATGGTGCATATTTCTGTTTAATGTAATGTTCATTAGAAAACCGCATTACACAAAAAGAATCAGAATAACGCAGATAAACGACAGACTCAGTTTTAAGCTGGTACATATCTTTATCGGTAAATGTTCTTGTAGGCTTAGCTGGTTCTATCGGTTTGTATTCTTTTAAGAAATCATCAGGATCAAGACCACGATTCTTGATAAATTCTATAAGTCCATAACCTTGACCATTCTCAAAATCAAAGAAAGTTCCTGAATTAAGGTCTAAGGCAAGTGAGCCTTTTCTATTAAATCTCCAATGTGTAGAAGATTTACTAGTAGGCTCACCTAAGATTTGCACCGCTATTTCAGGTGCGATTTTCTCCCAATCTAATTCCATCAATCATTAAAATGGAATGTCGCCTGAATCTAATGTATCTAATACAGGATGTGATTCTTGAGTGTCACCATCCGACTTAGGGAGAAAATTATCAGATTGGCTTTCGCCATTTTGATTGTCAGATGGTGACTCGCTATACCAATCAGGGATAACGAACTCTGTAGGTCGGTCTTTCATACCGACAAATTCAAAGTGCGGTATAGATGTAGCACCTTTACCAATTGAAATACTTTCTGAACCTGTATATTTAACTACAGGCAATTTACCTTCATTTTCAGGCTTTTGTGTTTCTGCAAAAAAACTAGCACCCATTTCTTGAAAACCTTTATATTCACCGAATGAATGTCTTTGCCATAAAGAAACAGGATGTTCAATATTATTAGAACCTTCTACAAATTTAGGTAATACCCAGACTGAAAAAGCTTTTTTATATTCTTCGTCAGGTCTTGCTACATTATCAAATAAATCTTTACCCCAAATGTAGCTAAATCCTTCACCTGATGTATATTTACCCCAACCCATTAACATACTGCTTGGGTCAATCATAAAATAATTAGCGTCTATTCTTTCCTTACCACGATACCAACACTTCTCTTGAAAGTGATGTTTTAAATATGGCGTATCTTCTGAATCAAAAACAAATGGATTATCTGTCATGTCGTAATATCTCCTTTAATTAATTTTAAATAACAATGTTTTAAAAACTCAATGTTCAGTTCAACAAAAGGTTCTAGGTCTAACGCT